GGAACCTACTGTAGGTTGACCTGTAGTAATAGTTGAAAGCGTAAGATCATGCTCTTGAGCTACACTTGAGGAACCTACTGTAGGTTGACCTGTAGTAATAGTTGAAAGCGTAAGATCATGCTCTTGAGCTACACTTGAGGAACCTACTGTAGGTTGACCTGTAGTAATAGTTGAAAGCGTAAGATCATGCTCTTGAGCTACACTTGAGGAACCTACTGTAGGTTGACCTGTAGTAATAGTTGAAAGCGTAAGATCATGCTCTTGATCTACACTTGAGGGACCTACTGTAGGTTGACCTGTAGTAATACCAACGCCGATCAAAACATGTATTTCAGAAATAGTTGCTTGGCTAAGAACAGGCTGGCCTGTAACTATATTTTCGCCAACAAATGTTTCATCCTCTGCCATGTTTATTGCTGGCACAACAGGTTGGCCCGTAGTGATGCCAACAATAGCTATAGCTTGATTTTGAGTAATGGCTGAGGAACCAACTGTAGGCTGGCCTGTGACTATGTTGTCGCCAGCCAAGGCATTGACTTGAGAAACCGTTGCCGCGCCCACGACAGGCTGTCCTGTAGTAATGCCAACGCCAGACAGGGATTGAACCTGCGTGATGGCAGAAGAACCCAAGACAGGTTGGCCTGTAGTAATATTAACCCCCGTCAGGAGGAAAATGATTTCTGCCCCATCATCTGCAAGAGCGGAGGAGGCTAGAGGGGAAAGACCTAGCATATTATGTGGCCTCCTTTGGCTGCAGCATTGTCAGTGTGGCTCCACCTGTAGCACAGGCGGCGTGTTTTTACTCAGGCTTAGTGGGCCAAGTAATGTCAGTTGGAAAGCCAGCCTGCTGTGGGACACCTAGTAGGGCTGTCCTGTATGTAGCCCACTCAGCTTGTTTAGCTGCGGTAAGGTCTGCCCAGCGGAGTGCATTGCCTGCGACAGCATCAACCTCAAGTAACAGTTGGTCACGTTCACTGCGTACCTGTGCCGCTGCTGTTGCTGCTATTTCTTCAGCAGTTGGTGCAACGTAGGCTGCGAAGTCTGTACCAATTAGAGCCATGATTGCATCGTTGTTGACCGTCATGTCGGTGTCACTTGGGTCTAGTGTGTAAGGTATCCAGCCGTAGTGTGGATGGTTAATCTCTACATCCATACGAAGGTTGTCAGCCTGTAGAGATGCCGCATTACGGACTTCTGTAATTGTAATAGTCATTATACTGTCCTTACGAATAGAGTGCCAGATACGTTTGCGTTACTTGCAGTTGAACCGCCGTTATAGTAGCCTATGTTCCCCATAAGCCGCCAAGTTCCTGTCAAAGTAGAAGTACTAGACCCACTTGTACCACCACCCCCAGCATAAGTATTAGCTGTACGAATATTGCCTCCCGCAAAGGTAGCACCCCCATTGTGAACACCAAGCCCAGTATGAAATCCCAAGCAATAAGTCCCAACAGCGCCGAAGGCTGTACTAGAAGTAGGAGCCGCTGCCCAAGTTAGTCCACCAGTATTCCCTGACTGTGCTGTGAGCATGTAGCCGTTTGTCGGGGCGTTAGATACTTTTAAGTTAGCTTCATCAACTACATTGGATGCTATAGTCAAAGCGCCGGAGCCAGTTACTTCACCTGTATGGGTAGCGTTTCCAACTGTGTTAGTAGCGCCTGCTGCAATGCCGTCTAGCTTTGTATTATCAGCAGAAGTAAAGTTGATTTGGGTTAACCCGCCATCTCCGACACTATAGGTTGTGTTGGGTGGCGTAGCCCAAGTAAACGTACCGTCAGCATCTGATCTTAGATATTGTGACGTAGTGCCGTTGCCTGTGACTTTGAGATTGTCAGCGTCAACTACATTGGATGCTATAGTCAAAGCACCGGAGCCAGTTACTTCACCTGTGTGGGTGGCGTTACCCACTGTATTTGTAGCGCCTGCTGCAATGCCGTCTAGCTTGGCTCCATCTACGGACACGTTACGCCCGTCAAATGTGGAGCTAGTTGTAACCGCGCCAGTTAACGCGCCGCCAGCTTTAGGTAAAGCATTAGAAGCTAAAGTACCTTGAGCTGATGTTGCAAACGATGCACTACTTAGCCCATCCAACAAATCAGCATCTAGACCGGAGCCTGCACCATCAACAGTCTTAATAGCTGTTAGTATCTGGGCAGCGGTCTGATCTGTTGTAGCCCCTGCTTCAATGCCATCCAGCTTGGCGCCATCGGTAGCAACGTCGCGTCCATCAAAAGTTGAGTTGGTTGTCACTGCACCCGTTAAAGCGCCACCAGATTTTGGTAGCGCATTATCTGCTGTAGTGCCTTGAGTGGACGTAGCGTAGTCAGAAGAGCTAAATGCCTTGACCTGTGCTAAGTTGGTAACCTCACTATCCATCAAAGCGCCAGCCGAAGTTACGTTGGCTGTGTCAGTTACATTTGCCGATGCCTCAATACCATCCAGCTTTGTATTATCAGCAGAAGTAAAGTTTATCTGAGAAAGTCCACCATCACCAACGCTATAGGTAGTGTTAGGTGGTGTAACCCAACTGAACGTACCATCGCCATCTGATCGTAAATACTGAGAAGTTGTGCCGTTTCCGGTTACCTTTAAGTTGCCAGCGTCAACAACGTCAGCAGCTATAGTCAAAGCACCGGAGCCGGTTACTTCACCCGTGTGTGTAGCGTTTCCAACTGTGTTAGTAGCGCCTGTTGCAATGCCGTCTAGCTTTGCACCATCTACAGATACATCACGCCCATCAAATGTTGAGCTAGTCGTTACGGCACCCGTTAAAGCGCCTCCAACTTTTGGTAAGGCCGCATCAGCAGTGGTGCCTTGAGCAGCCGTGGCGTAGTCAGCGGAGCTAAACGTCTTGACTTGTGCTAAGTTGGTAACCTCACTATCCATCAAAGCGCCAGCAGATGTCACGTTAGTTGTATCAGTTACGTCAGCGGATGCTTCTATCCCTGACAGCTTGGTTTGCTCTGCATCGCTAAACTCGTTTGTATTAGCGTTGCTTTCATAGGCTGTCTTAATCTGGGCAGCGGTCTGGTCCGCAGTCGCACCAGTTTCGATGCCATCCAGCTTACCGCCGTCTACGGACACGTCACGCCCATCGAACGTGGAGCTAGTCGTTACGGCACCCGTTAAAGCGCCACCAGATTTTGGTAAAGCGTTCGTTGCAAGTGTGCCTTGAGCGGCTGTAGCATAGGCAGTGGTGTCGAATGCTTTTACTTGGGCAAGGTTCGCCACTTCGCTGTCCATTAAAGCGCCAGCAGCGGTCACATTGGTTGCGTCTGTAACGTCTGCCCCGTCTTCTACATTTAACGCAGATAAAAGCGCACTCTTGGTTATTGACCCGCTTAAACCTACAACCGACTGGACGGCGTCTGTTTGATCGTGCTTTGACCAGTTGCCCGAATATGTTGTGGCAGATGCGTTGTCGGTTGTCGCAATAATATTATCGCCAATAGCAAATGTTATGCCGTTGACTGTCCCGGCACCCGAAACGTAATAGAACCAACCAGTTTGCGCTGCGCCAGAGCCGGGGAAACTACCCGAGGCCGCTGACCAATCGCCCTTGTAGACCATACCGTTGGCTAGGGCCGCAATATCAATTTCCATTTGGTCTAGGCTTACCGCCTGCGTGACCGTAATGTAATCTAGCTTGGTGCCATCCGCAGCAACGTCCCGGCCATCAAATGTGGAGCTAGTTGTAATCGCACCCGTCATTGCTCCGCCAGCTTTTGGTAAAGCTGCGTCAGCAGTAGAGCCTTGTGCGGCTGTAGCATAATCTGCGCTGCTAAATGCTTTTACTTCAGCAAGGTTAGTAACCTCACTATCCATTAATGCCCCGGCGACGGTGACATTAGTCGCATCAGTTACGTCTGCGTTTGTTTCAACGGTATCCAACTTGGTGCCGTCTGCGGCAACGTCCCTACCATCGACCGTGCCAGTAACACCGAGGCTGGTGACGGACACGTTACCAAGCGTGGCATTGTCATTGGGCTGCACAGAGCTATTAGCCAATGTGCCTTGCGCTGCTGTAGCATAGTCGGCACTGCTGAATGCCTTGACTTGGGCGAGGTTAGTGACCTCACTATCCATCAATGCTCCAGCCGCAGTGACATTAGTTGCATCAGTTACGTCAGCAGATGCCTCTATCCCTGACAGCTTAGTAAACTGAGCGTCAGTGAAGGCGTTGGCTTCTGCTTGATATGCAGTTTTAATCTGTGCGCCCGTTTGGTCCGCAGTCGCACCAGTTTCGATGCCATCCAGCTTACTGCCATCTGTGGAGACATCACGCCCGTCAAAGGTTGAGCTAGTTGTAATAGCACCAGTTATTGCTCCGCCAGCTTTAGGCAGTGCATTATCTGCAGTGGTGCCTTGTGCGGCTGTAGCATAGGCTGTTGCCGCTGTAGTAGCCGCAGTTCCAAGGCCAAGGTTCGTTCTGGCCGTGCTTGCGCTGGCTAAGTCTGACAGGTTGTTGGCTGGCTGTAGAATATCCTCCGCCGCAACGCCCACAAAGACCACCGCAGAGCCAGTTAAGTTAATCGCGGCGTCCGCATTGCTGCTTTCGATTACAGTGCGTGTAAGGGTCGTCCCAGACGCCGTGTAGGTGCCTGTGCCGATCTCCCAGTTATCCCCGTCCTCAATAACGTATCGAACAACGTCAGCGTTTGCCACTCCGGCGGCAGCAAAGGTTTGATAGCCACTCTCAGCGGAGCCGAGGGTAATTGTGCCAGTGCCAGTCGTGGCAGTAGCGACTTTGGCTCTATTTACGAGAGTGACCATTTATATATCCTTTAGACTGGAGCGTTCAATATAACTTAAGCTGGGTCAGGTATACCGATAGCAACAGAAGACAACGTAAACGTGTTGCCTGAGGTAACCGCTTGGGATGCTGTTAGTGTGCTTGTGGCAAGCAGTCTGGTGTTCCCGGTATCGACTATAGCATAGTGGGTTGCTGTACCTGTACCTGTAACTGAGCCATCTGTGATAGCTGCAACGACAACCTCACGTCCACCACCTGAACGGTCAGCGGGTGCTCCAACGGAAAGGCTGGTGCTATTTCCCAAAGCGTAGGTTGCATTGGCTTCAGTGTAGGTTGTAGCCTCTTGTGAAGTAATTAAGATTTTATTTGCTTCGGTGTCAAGAACGGTCAATCCGTTGTCAAGCACCCTGTTGTCTAGTGTAGCCATGATTATTTATCTTCCTGTACAGGTTCTGGTTGATTTTGACCCGCGTCTGGATCATAGTTTAATTCAGCAATGTCCATAAGGTCACTGATGACCTCTGGGTGAGATGACACATCAATACCTGCACCATTAAGGTTACGAAGGAAGGAAGCAATCTCACGTAGATCATGTGGAGCAACATCACCAGCTTCAATAGTTGGCATCAGGTCATAATTCAGACCGTTCAACTGCCAGAGACGCTCTACCAACTGTTTGTTGAGAACATCAACGATAGCTTGAATGTAACTCTCAAGCGCACGGAGGAACAGGTCTGTCTTCGACTTGGAGAGAGCGTAGGAACCCCCAGAGGAACCAAGCAGAAGAAACTCAGAAAGTACACTACGAGCAATATCATGCTGGTAACGACTGACGATGGGATTAATGTCTATATTACGTTTACCATTGGAAGCCATAAGCTCAATGTCAACTAATCTAGTGGAGGAAGGTGCCCCATCTTTATCGGGGTAGGTGTCGGAAGGCAGTATAATGTAGCCTTGCTCGTTGAACTTAACGTCTCGTAGGATTTGCTGCAAGTTATTGACAAATCCCGACTGGGCAACAGAAGCATCCCCAGAGAGATACTCAGCAGGAATACGAGCAATGGGAATACCCGCCAACTCACGTTCAACTGCGATAGCTTCGATGGCTTGTATATTATTAAGATACTCGTAAGAAGTATAAGCGTTACGAAGGATAGACCGACCACTTGGGTCACCGTTAAGGGAAGTAGTTCTATAATAGATAGACTTATTGACGGGAATGTAGTTACTGCCATTCATAATCCCCACTGATTGTTCAATACCTAAGACATCACCAGTCTTCTGGTCAACATCAAACTTATTGATAGTCCAAGGAGCACGAGAAGCAATCTTACGTACACCAATACGTCCATCTGTATACTTAGAGTGTTTCTTGTCTGATCTCTCAGTTGGGCCAACACGCCTCTTGTAGACAACCTCGAACCAACCAAAGCCATACGACAGAAACGACAATGCTTCAGCAACATGATCGTCTAGTGTATGATCCATGTCATTAAGGACACTCTTAACGAAGTCAGCCTCTACCTTAGCTGCATCACTGTCGTCTACAGGCTTAACGTGTAAGTCTACATCACGAAGGATTTGCTCAACAGAATACATGACAGCACCAATGGTGGCATCATTGTCACGCATCTCACGATACTTTCGTATGGCTTTCTTGCCACGAAGTTCAGGTAGAAACTCATCAGCACGGATTTGACCGTTATGTGTGTTATCGCCAGCAATACCAAGGGTTGCCTTAGCTTTGGCTTCTGAGAGCTTCTTAACCATGAGATAGGTTCCAATATTATTTCTGTGAAAGTCCCTTAGCACTTGAGTAAGCGAGGGTCAGTTTGGGTTTAGCGTATCCGTTAAGAGAAAGGTCTGTAATTGCCCATACCATTGCATCAAGGCGGTCAGGAGAGCCAATTCGACCTAGTGGCTCCCACGTTCTCATCTGTGTCTCAAGTTCATTTAAGGAAGCACCATCAGGAGGATTAGAGACATGCTTTACAAGCCCCCTCTCGTATAATGCTGATACTGGTTCCGCTCTAGCGTACTTACCACGAGATGCCCTTACAGCCCTGTAGGAGACGCTATCGTCTTCACCATGTATCGTCTGCTTAACCATGTCACCACCTTGGTTAACTTCCGCTACAATACGGTCAGCTTGGTAATGGTGGTACAGTTGAATAGCTTTGTTAGCCCAACCCTGTGGGGACAGTCTATCGGTATAGTCACCTAAGACATAGGCAATACCATTAATGTCAATCCCAGCTACAACAATACCTGTCATATCACTCTCAGCATTAGAGGTAACAGCAGGGTCAAGTGCAACGACAATACGGACTAAGTCTGGTAGATCATCATGCTTAATTGCACAGTCATCTAGCATAACTGTAGTCCATAAGGCTCCTTGAGCTTCTTCTAGGACTTCAGCATAAAGCTCCTGCCTACCTAGCCTAGTTCCCTCGTACTGTTCTTTAACAGCAGTGAGGTAAGTGCCAGCCAAGTTAGCGGAGTTATCAAAAGTTGACCCAGTTGTAACGACAGTCTTAGGGTCTTTGAGGATCTGCCTAATTAGTTTAGTGGGCTTAGGTGTAGTCGTAACCATAATACGAGGGTGTTTACCGAGACGCATACAGAACTGTAGCATCTGCCAAGTGTCTATGTCTTTGTTCCAAGCAGCAGTCTCATCACACCAAGCTAACTCAAACTGAGGACCACGTAAACGCTCAGGTTCCTCCGCAGAGAAGAACTGTACTTGCGCCCCATTGTCCCATGTAAGTGTACGCTTAGTTGGTGACCACTCAGGGAAACCCATCTTCTTGCCTTTGTGGGTCTTGTCACCCTTCCAGCATACCGATAGGAAACCAGATTCACCCTTAACCATCACTCGTTCAATATCTGAGTTAGTAGAGGCTACAGCAGCTATACGCTTAATACCACACTTGACTTGCTCTCGTACCCACTCAACACCTGATCTAGTCTTACCGAAGCCACGACCAGCATTGATGAACCATGTGTTCCACTCAGTACCCTCAGGTTGTAGCTGATTGTCTCTAGCCCAGAACATCCAGTCATGCTTAAGCTCATCAGTCTTCTGTGGGCCTAGCTGCTCAAAGAGTTCCTTAACCTTGCTCTGCGGCAGTCCCCTCAGGGCATCGGCAGATATCTTCCTTGCCACAGGCACAGGTGGTTGCTTCTTCTTCGGGGGCATCGTTATTATATCCTAGTAGTGACATGAGTGTGTCTGTAGCACTCTCGTCTAGGTCAGGGTCAACCTCTTGCTCAACCTCATTAACAGTGTGTGTAGGTGACCAACCACCCTTAGACCGTAAGAATAACTCTTGAGACTTAAAGTCACCATCAAGAGCTTGGTCGATGACCTTACGTCCAACTGCACCATTGATCTTAGCTCTCTCCAGTTCAATGTAGCTGCCATATATCTTGTACATAGTAGACAGAGACTTTGGTGCATTCTGTAAATGCTGCATAGAAGCAATCATCTGACGAATAGCTATACCACCTTGGATACACTCCAAGATGTGCTTCTCTACTGTTTTACTATAAGGGAGTGCTTCTGCCATAAGAGTGTTCCTGCCCTACGGGCTTAACTGCAACATAAGAATTACTAGAGTGGGTAATAAATATTCCTCCCCTGATACATCGGCAAGACCTCATCTTCAAGTTTTACCACAGTAAGGTTTGTCTTGGTTGAATTAGGGGAGGTAGAGATACTTAAGTATACCTTAAGATCAACTAGGAAGAATTATCTTATTAGAATTACTGTAACAGGTTTATCTATTACAAATTCCTACCAAGTTGATCTGTAGTATTAGTTGTTAGTAAATACATTAAGTAACCTATACTATATTATATACACTTATTTTTGATTTGCGCAAGTAAAAACTTTCACTTTATGCAAACTATTTTACAAGAGGCTGTTATCTAATGATTCTTTTTTGTAGTATTTGCAGCGTATCTTAGGGTATTTTGCAGTTATTCGTAGGCGGAAATCCGCTGGTTGGGGATATGGGGTGTCTCCTTGGTTGGTCTTAGAGATTCTACGAAGCGATGCCCTTAGGGTTAGGGGTAGGCCAAAAGTAATTTCTTGTTTTGGATTCATGTGGGGTTAACGGCCCTCGCCGAATCACTCGCGTATAATCTGGAGGGTCCCAATGGAAATGTCAAGCCCCCGCGTATAAAATGTGACAAACTGTAACAATTCGTGATAACTCAAGATAGTTTAATGTTAAACTATAATTACAGTGGCATAAATGGCACAACTAATGTAATAATCGTGCGATATACAAAAAGAATCCTTGCGCGAGGATAGGCGATTCGC